GTGCTTTCTTAAACGCTTCACGAAATGCCTTACCTTCAGTAGAACGCATGACACGTTGAATAGCCTTCTTGAATGTCTTGTTCTTACCCATTAGTCTTGCAATATCAGATTGCTCTTGTGGAGTCAACTTGACACCTCTACCATCAGTATCCATAGAAGGACGTTTGTCATATTCAATGTCGATCAAGAACTGTTTCTCAGAGCTAATCTCACCATTAACTTTCCAAGGACTGTAGGTGTTATAGAGACGTGCAAAGAAGTTCTCTAGACCATTAACCTCACCACCATCAACAAAGTCATACTCCTTAGGTAGAGCAAGTTTTGCAGGTGTACGGTTAGCTAGCATCGCTGCTAGGTTCTCTTCTACAACACGTAGGTTAGGAGACATCAAACGTGTCAATTCAGCCATCTGACTAGAACCAGGCATGGTTGCAGCAGGCATGAAGCTAGCTGCCCATCTGTTGATAGCACCACCGTTGCCACTAAAAATGTCATAGATAGGTTCAATACCAGCAAGCATTGATTTATCAGTGATAGATGCACTAAGTACAAATCCCAATCCATTCAATAGTTGCGCCAGATCACCTTCACCAAGCACATCATAGTTATCCATAATGTCAGCAGTTAATGCCAACAAATCAGTAACAGCTCCTAAGTTGTCGTAGCTAACCCACTTACCATTTACCTTGATTGATCTTGGTTTCCAGTCAACTGATCTACGAAGTTGTTGCTTCTGTCTATCAAAGAAACCATTCCCAGTAAGACTATCGTTCATCATGAGACCAATTGCAGACATGACAGCAAGTGTGCCTATGGCTTTACGACCTTTCATCTCAGCACGAATCGCGTTGTATGCAATTTCAGCATTCTCATCAAATGGAATACCTCTGGTTTTTAAGAGCTTTTTAGCTTGATCAGCAGGTATCTGATCAAAGGATCTACCAAACTGATTTACCTCATCAATAAACAATCCCATAGGACTGTGAGATGCCGCAAATCCCATCATGTTGATAGGTGTCTTGGTAAAGAGAAGGAACGGCTTTGCAGCTGGTACATGTCTAATAATCTCTGACAATCCACTATTAAGACTATTATCCAGGTTCATAGCAATCTCACCAGAAGCACGTCTAACGGCGTCATCAGAGATAATTGCCCTACCCTTTTCATCTAGTTTCCAGATCTCCTTATATGCTGCTTCAGCTACTTGATCCATAGCATCAGCATCAATATTGGCATTCCTAGCTACCTGATCAAAAGCTCTACCTCGTGCTTCTACATTGCCTATAACAGCCTGTGTAAAGCCGTCAGCAGCCTGCATAGCACGTGTTCCGAATCGTAGCCATGGATGTTGTGCTAAGTCGTTAATAGCCTCAATCTGAGCCATCATGGCTTGAGGACCAAAGTCACCTTCAGCAGCCTTTGCATCAGCAAAAGCATTCATTACTTCTAACTGTTTGGTATTCTGTTGAACCATTGATTCACGACCAGCAACACCAGAGTAATTAGGATCAAGTGCAGACCTCCTCATGGTTTCACCCATGTACTTCAGTCCTTTTCTCAATGAATCACCCATAGCTGAGTATTGATACCAGGCACGACGCCTCATATATTTATCACTTAATGAACCAATCATTGTTGTAATAGGACGTTCAACCAACAAAGCAGCGTTAGCAGCTCCAGCTTTGATTGGTGTAGCAAATGCAGACAACGTAGAGTTATAGACATTTGCCCAGAAACCTTGCATTACAACAGAAGGAATCTCAGGTTGACGATCAATAAAGGCTTTACGTAAGACACCAGTTGACTGACGCATATAATTATTCAATGCATCCATAGTCTTGACATTGCCATCTGTAGCTTCATATGCCAGCAACAAAGGTCCAAGCATATCTGGACGCTTCTGACTAATCTCACGGAGAGTATCTATTGTCTGTTTAGATTCTGCCTTAAGCTGTGCTGTTATATCTGCTCCCTTCTTACGGAGTTCATCAGGTGATAATGGTTTAAATCCACGCTTAGCAGTATCCATCATCTTCAGCAGGAAACCACGTTGTTTACCTGCCTCACCATTGGCGATCATCAGCAGCTCAATACGGTCTAAAATCTGTTCCTGTAGACGTGGTGTAGCAGCTCTACCATCAGCAAGACGTGCAGCAAAGGACATATCAGATACTTGTCCAGCAACACTGGTTCTTACCAAAGCATCAGATACATCACCAAACTCCTTCATCAAGGATTTAAGCTGCTTTTTAACAGCAACCATAGGTGTAGTTCCAAGCGTCTTAGTCCCTAACTCTTTATCAATAAGAGTTTTATTACGCTCAAGGAACTCGTCTAGCTGTTTATTGGTCATATAACCCATATCTTCAGCTAGTTGTTCAGCAGCATCACCAATGGTCTTACTATTAATAAGACGACCGTCATTCAATCTATATCCGTATTCACCAGCATCAGACAATGAATCACGTAGACCACGCATAACAGCGTCATACTCATCAACACCTTCTAATGCAAACTTAAGTGCTGGCTCAGTCATTACTGAACCAAGGCGACCATAAGACGAATCAAGGTTATTTTGTATCCGTACTAGATCAACAGAAGCTCCAACAACACCTAGATCATCAGCACTACGAATACCCATTTCCTCATAGCCATACATATCATGCAAGCCAAAAATAGGTTCGTCTAGATTCTGTGATTTAGAGAAGTTATAACTACCAATACTATCAAGGTCATCAGAACGTTTAGCAGCACTCTTAGCAATAACTTCCTCTACATCATCAGATGCTTCGTCAAGATTACTAGCTAGCCATTTCTTGGCTTTTTCAGACTCAGGAATCCACTTAGTGGCGTTTCGTACACTCTGTGCATTTCTAAGAATAGTGGCGAATCCACCAAGGACATCAGCAAAGATACCAAGACCAGTGCCTTCAGTGGCGTTTTTAATTCGTTTAACATCAGGGCTATCTGTATCTAAGGTGGCAATATCATCAGGAATCCACGCATAAGTACGAGGAAAACTTTTCTTCAGTGAACCAGATAGGTTATCACCTTCTGATGTTTCAGATATAAGATCAACTGAAGCACCAGCACCAGCACTAAATGCAGTTTTTCCAAGCCATTTAACAAATGGATCGGAAAGTAGTTTTACTTTAGAACCTTTAGCTGCAGCATCAAGAGCACCAATACCTGTCATAGATAAAGCTACAGTAGGCGCTACAACAGAAGTAATCTCCCGTACTGCTTGTGCAACTTCATTCTCATACTTAGGTAGCTTAGGTGCTTTAAGACCCGTCACGTTGACTGCATCAACTACCCAGTCAGAAACACCTGCAAATAATTCTTCTCCAGGTCTTACTTCTTTACCGCCAAGGATGTCTTCTTTAGACATACCCTTGAATTCAAGTTTACCTGATTCTTCTTTTGGTTTCTCCGCCTTAGCGGGTTCTTCAGATGGTTGTGCCTGTGGTGTAGGTGAAGCTTCAGATTCCTCTTGAGGAGCTGCTACTTTTAATTCAGCCGCCTCTTCAGCAGCTTGCATCTTAAGTAGATCATCTTCATCTACACTTCCAGGTTCACCATTGAAGATTTGATCAATGGGATCTGTCATAGTTGTTGTTGAATAGAGGAACGCATAGTTCCTGGATCAGATAATGCTTGTTTACCGTTTCCGTACATAGCAGCACCTTCTTTGACTTTACCCAGATATGCTGCATTTTCTCCAGGCAAAGGATAAGTAGAAAGATTCTTATAGTTAGGACCAGCGTTATACATATAGATAGCTGTGTCAAGATTAACTTGGCGATTATATTCTGTACCTCGTCCATCCATAATGTCTCTTAGATAGTTAGCAGCAAAATAAATTGATGCAATAGGATCTGTAGGGTCAACATTATATTGAGCGGCAGTGTCCGGCATAATTTGAGCTATACCAATAGCGCCTGAACTAGAAGTCTCACGACCTTCAATATACTTTGGAAGATACTTACTTTCCGCCCAAAGCAATCCAGCCAAAATACTAGGATCAATATTATATTTAGAAGCAGCCTCTTGTATAGTCTTACCGTAACCACCAGGTACAAGTTCAGGATTATATTGTGACTGACCCGTCAAAGCACGAGCAGTACGCTCTGGTGTTTTAAATTGCCTAAGTAGTCGTTGTTGTGTGGGTGTTAATTGATTTTGTATTACCTCATAAGCAGGTGTAGCCGGTAAAGCATCCATTCCATTTGTCTCTCTAAGTTTGTTATATAGTGAAAGTGAATCCATATCCAATATGTCTGCTGGATACTCCAATACCGGACTAGGACTCCAGCCTTCTTCTCCATATCCTTTACCCATTGCTTCTATTTGAGACTTGGAAAATAGAACAGGATTCATACCATTATCCTCAAGGTCAAGTACAGACTTGCCGTATGATTTAAGTAAACTGTTCATACGGATAATCTCTTGCTGTGTTGCCTGTTGTTCAGAAGGATTGAACTTAGGTGCTACACCGTCGTATGGATTTTTGGGATCTATGACACCTGAACGTGGATCACCGTTTTTTTTAAAGTAACCACCATTCTCAAACTCATACTTAACCTGAGCAAATGCACTATTTACAGGATCAGTATCACCAGCCAATACTTTTGATTCTAGTATTTGATGGAATCTGCGCTTCTGTTTGGCAATCATCAAGCCAACATTAAGATGGTTTTTAACGATGCCCAATTCAGTTACAGGATGCTCAACCATATCTTCAATTGCTTCTTCTTGATCTTTAAAGTCACCATTCTCCTTACGCAAGTTAGCTGTAGCTTGTGCTTGAGATCGATACTTCTTCTGCAACTTAGGATCAAACCGCTTTAAACTTTCAGGTGTCAGTAGATTCATAGCCATTAAGCTTTCAATCTGGGTTTCTTGTACCTTGCGGGTCTTAGCATCAACAGAACTCTTCTTAATTACTTCTAACTCTTGACTATCAAAACCAAATTTTGCTCGCAATTGATCATTATATTGATCAGCAAGTTCTTCAGTAAACCCATCTTTGTCAGCTAAATCTAATAGTGCGTCTACTCTTTCTTGTTCAGCCTGTTTAAATTCAATCAGTCTCTCTGCTTCTGATTCTTGAAAGATCTTACGTTGTTCAGCACTAACCTGACGTGCAATCGTGAGAAACTTAGCTTTATGCAATTCACCGTAAGTACGCTTTTTAGAATCATCAGGTACGATGTGGTCTAGCATTTTTTCTACATCAGTAGCAGTCAACAAGCCTGCTAAACGTGCTTCAGTTATGGCTTCATTGAGCAATGTCCAAGCACCTCCATAACCTAGAGTCTTACCATTTCGATCAACAGTATTACGTACAGCATCAAGAAAAACAGTAGGATCAGAATCTGCCAATAATCCAGCTTTTGCTTCATCTTGACGCCGTTGAGAATCATTTAGGGCGTTCAACTTAGACCATGCGCTGATTGCCTTCTGCTGCTCTTCAATCACCCTTGGTAAGATAGTATCAACTAGAAACTCATCTGGAAGACCAAGAATTCCATTCTTCTTTACCCATTCATATGTTTGTTCTTGTAAAGCCTTAGTAAAAGAGTCACGATCTGGATCATTGTAATCAAGAACTGCATCAATATCAGGTCGAAAACTAATAACCTTAAACATACTATCGGCTTTAAGTTTTTGAAAACTACTTAAGGCAGTACTGTTGCCAATGGGAGATGAAGCATCGTAGTTCTCACCACCTTCACCTAATACAGAGGCTTCTGCATTTGCTGCGGTGTGAGCCTGATCCTTAGCTAGGGCTTTTGTTTTATTATAGCCACTCATATCAAACTGACCAAAAGCAATACGGCGCAAAAAGCCAGCAAATTCTTCTTTTTTTTTCTCCTCTTCCTTTTCCTTAGCAATGTCACCTACTAGGTTAGTAAGCTTGCTTGAGAATTTACTAAGTGCTATTAAATCATTACCAGAATCTTGTGCATTCTGGATGCGCACATTATTATTGCGTATAACTTGAGCTAGAGCTTCTTCGTCTGCTCTATTAAGACGTTGGTTTCTGCGATCTAAAGATTTGGTGAGGTCAACTTGTTTAATTGGATCAAACCCTACACCTTGAAAGTGATCGTCAAATTGTAGTTGTTCCATAGTTAACTTAAACCTGTACCACCGAATTGTTTATAAGCTCCAGCACCATCTACAGCAGCACTCATTAGTCCAGCCATTAATCCAAGTCCTGATGGACCTGATCTCATTACTGGTGCTGGTGGTGCTACACCAACTTCAGGTGCATATGCAACATTAGAGAAAGCTTGATTGTTAGCAGATAGTTGTGCACGGCTAATAGCGTCATTCCTTGTTCGAGCAGCAAATTGTGCTCCAAGTAAACTCTCTGCTATGATCGCTTGATTACGACCAAACTGAGAAACTATATTGGTATCAAGTCGAGTAGCAGATCTCCCACGTCTACCAGCAGCAGCTTGAAGTCCTGATCCTTGAGCCAGTTGGACAAGTTGAGCTTGCTGAGTAAGTCCTGCCTTTTTGTAAATATTATTTAATCGTTGTTGATTAGAAGCTTGCGCTCTTAGTGCTGCTAACTGGTTTGTACCACCAACACCTGTTTCTTGTTGATATTGCGACTTTTGAGCCGCATACATTTCACGTTCACGTCTCCAGTTATTTGCTCGAACTTTTAGTCGATGTTTGTGATTACTAATGGCTGCTTCATTTTGGGCACGAGCAGCAGCTGATGCAGATTGGTGTTGACCAACTGCACCAAGAGCTGAAGCACCAAATGAAAGCAAGCCTAAACCTGCAGCTAGTGGTAGTACCATTTGCTAAATTCAATAAAGGTTAAATTATTGGGTCCGTATGTAATTTCTCTTAAGAACTTGAACCCTAGGAACTTAAGTAATTTCAGGTGAACAGTATTACGTTTATCTGCAATATTCCAAAGCTTAGGCTCAGGTCTACTGTCAACAAAACGTTTTGCCTCTCTAGCGAAGGTGATTGGGTACTTATGAATCTCTGGTGTACATAACATCCAGATAGCACCTTCATCTGTTACGCCAGCTATACCGGCAGTCTTGCCGCTAGGCATCGTGAAATAGACGCAGAAGCCCCTCTGAGAGGCGAGAGGTATATGAATGGTAGGAATATGCCCATGACCTTCTATAACCTCTCTGGCGTCATCTGGACGTAGATTAGAGGCTACCTGATAAGCAGCCTCCAATGTAATAGGGTGAATTAAATCAGACACGTTGATAATAACGATTATTGTAATCTCCTTCCCATCTCAATGAATACAGTGTAAATGGTCCATTGAATTCAGAAGTAATGCATACATCTAGACTTGTATTTCGTTCATATAACGGAATGCTTTGTTCATGTTCAACAGTGACAGGTTCAGAAGGTGATCCATCGGGTAGAGGACTTGCTAAGTATGCATCTTGAATAGATTGTTCGTAGTTGACAATATATGGATCCTTACCAAATCTATCGATATTAATAGTGTAGAAATTACTTAAACCTGTATTTAGATACATTCTATGAATGATTAAAGATGAGGTAGTATCTGCTTTAAAAGATGACTGCTCATTCTTAAGAACATAGAATGTGGGTAATACAAGCTTCATCTCATAATCCACACCATTATCCTGATATACATCAGACTCTAAATCATTACACAACAATTCACCGCTATCAGTAACTACATAATGCTTATTGCCGTCAATAAACTGATAATTAACATTAGATGATAGTTTCCATTTAAACCATGCTTGTTGTATGTCACTTTGACTGTTCTCTTTAAAGTATTTATAGAGCCATATAGTATCACTACCCTTCTTTCCAAATGTAATTAGACCAGTTTCTTTGCTACTACTGGTCATGCAATAATCATTAACGAAAGAATTAGAAATAGGTTTACTCTTTTCTACAACATCTATCTGACCTTCTCTAAATATATTTGTCATTTCGTACATTGATGATGAGTCTTTTGTATTACCAATAAACCCTATATTAGTACCAATGATAAATGGCTCACTCTTGGTGTCAAATTTATAAGAAGAGACTTGACTTAGCTTTGCAGTGTTCGGTGAAAATATATCACTATCTGTAGTTAGCAGGAATTGATTGTATTCACCAAAGATCATAAGTGCATTATTAATCTGAATACCTGAATATAAATTTGCAGTATAGTTAGATGTTGCTTCAACATCAACAGGATCAGAAGGACTAACAGTTAAAGCTGTTGACGGGAAGAAGTTAGTAAAGTCACCAGCGTTAGAAGTGACGACACTAGAGTCACTAAGGAAAACTAATCTATTCCTATAAAATAGAATGTTATTGATTTTTTGCTGAACAAAACTTGGAGTAAATTCCTCCTCAGTACCACAAGTTCTTTTAGCATAATTAACGCTTGTTACAACCCAATCATCAGTATTAGCTCTATATCTTAAAACATGTGGCAATGAACCAGAATCCATTGTTGACCGTTCACCAGGCTTAGCTATTTCTTTCCAATAACCCATACCTGATTCTACATATCTGGGTATTTCAGTTACACTGTTATTTCCTGTAGCTGTACCATCAGCGTTAGCTCTAAATTCAGTACCTACAGGAGAAGTTGAAGTTACATTAGGACCTACAGTACTCCAATCAAAATTACCATCAGTCGTGGTAATTGTATAGACTTTTGTATCTACAATATCTACTGTTGGTGAAAGAATCGGTCTTGTGGAAATAGCGTCACCATAATCTCTTACAAATTGAACAAAATAATCATCATCTTCTGTAAAAGAATTTTGAACCTTAACAGTAAAACCTTGCTTACATTCAAGTGGAAGCTTAGATACATTATTTACAACAGCTACCGGATTAGGATAATTACCGTCAACATTCTCAGCTTGGTTGGTGAGTATATTTATAAGATCGCTTTCAGTGGTATCTATCTTAAATGGCAAAGAGTCTGAAATATAAATACCGTTACCAATAATTTCAATATTCTCTTCCCCAAAGTTACTATCAAAAGCACTTACACGAGAGATAATCTCATCTGCAAGAAGATTCTGAAGGCTCTGTACAGAATTATTATTAGCAGCTGGTGTTACGCTGATATTAGGGACATCTACAGGACCGGTGGTTGTTAAAACTTCAGTAACCTTATACTTGATACCCATAGTTTCATTCCCATCACCATGTGTGCCAGGTAAATTCACTCTAAATGTGTCTCCTACTTTCCATCCCTCACCACCAGACAATAGGACAGTATTACTAATATAATATTCGCAAGAGTAGTCTCCACTATTTGATAAAATTCTAGGCTGACTACCAATAGTAACTCTTAATTGTATTGCTCCATTTCTAGTTCCATCATCATTAGGATCAGTATCATACTTTGAATTAGTAGCAATAGAAGTAGATAAATTATGCGCGCCTGCTGCAGGACATTGAGAAATTTCTTCATATCTTCCTCCTGAAAAGAATTTATATTTTTCAACTTCTTCGTAATCTACAACCTGACTTGTAGTATTAGAGCTATTGCCAATTCTATCAAAATTTATTTGATAAGCTCTAGTTACATCAACAGCCTTAAACTCAATAAAAGATTCGTACGGACGTATTCCTTCTTCCGAAGAACTCATTGACGTAACTTTACTAGTATTACAAAGAAATGTAGTATCAGCTAATGTTGCAGTCTTAATGTCATAGTTTGAGTCACTGGACAAATATTCAATAACACTCATGTTTAGTGTATTTATGCCATTAAACTCCTCACTACCTAAACCTAGGTTTACTGGTCCTTCCGATCTTAAAATAGTTTGACTTGTGCCTGTGTCAGCATCCCATCCAGAAACAAAACCAAAATTACTAACATGAAATATATATTTTTTCTGTAGAGTGCCTCCTCTTCTGGTTACATGAAACCAAGTACCTGTAGTAGCAGTAGTTACATCAGTAACTTTCTCATAACCCGTCCTTTTGCAAAGTCCTTTAGTGACATCAGGGTACACATTGACTGCATCCCTAACTTGACCAGGTTTCTTTAGTTCATCCGGTTGTTCGTTAATACCTTGAATAAAATTAGGTAGCAGTTGTGATACAGCTGTCATCGTGCAAGTGTTCTATAAGGTTGATAAGATTGGTAGGCGGTTCCGGCTGGTGTCCCAAAGAATGTATGGTCACCTTGATTACATTCGTATTCCATACATGATGCACGGGCTTGTGCTTCTTGCTGTGCTAATAGCTGTACTAGCTGGGGGTTAGTAACCATCTGTGTAGCAGCACGACCACTAGCTCTAAGTGTTATGTACCGCTTGAAGACAGAAGGTAGTTCTTCATAGGGAATCTTAAACGTAAAGTCAAGACAAATTTTTTCAGAAAATATATACGTGTGGTTATACCTGTCATATAGTTTTCCACCACGACGCACTACATCCGTAGATCTATAGACTTGACCTTCACTTACATCAAGACGTAAGGCATCTTGTGGTACATAAATCTCACCATCTACATTAGGTAGCATCTCATAATTAAACTCAGTGTTAAATATCCATCCTTCATTCTGCACATCAGCATCTACTTCTTTAAGTATTTGATGAACGACAGCAATCTCAGGGTTGATATAAACAAACTCACCATTGCTATCATTATAGATTCTTGATACAGGTGCTTGCCCGATACTTCCTAGTATGGAATTCACACTGGAAAGTTCTGTTTCAGTTGACATAATATACTAGGAATAAATACATTAAAAAAAAGGGACCCGAAGGTCCCCATAGTTATCAGGAGCGATCCCGAGCTGGTGCGTCTGCTTCCACAGGGTGGTAAGCAAAGCGCAAGTTCTTAGTCTCGCTATAAACAGTTGAAGCGGAAACGGCAGAGCCGTATCCTTTTGCAGTCTTAGCAACAGAAGTACGAACGGCAGTGTTACCGCCAGAGATACCTCCAGTTGCTCCGCTGACACCATTGTTGCCAGCTGCAGAAGTTTGATTTGCCATAATCTCTATAAAATAATATTATCAGGCAGCTTGCAGTTCGATAGCAGCAGCAGGGTTAAGTGTGCCAGCACCCATGGCAAGACGTCCAACGATGACATCACCTTGGTACATGGTCTTAACATCAGCACCTGTTGTTTGTACTTGAGGTCCAATACCTTCGACAACAGCAGCAGCATCACGCATGTAAATCAAACCAGCGTGATTAGTGAAGTCACCAGAGTAGTCATTGTTCTCACCATCAACACGGCTAACAGAACCAGCAAGGAAAGGCAGGTTGTTAGAACGACGGATAGAGATACCAGCGATCTCATAGAGACCTTCACCACTGTTCATGCTGCCCTGTGAGGCGCCGAAGTCACGGTTAAGTATGTTTGTGTCAACCTGAGAAATCAGAGCGTAGTACTGACGTGGAGCCAGAACGGCGAAACGACCAGAGGTAGGTACGTTCTTCTCATCGAGGATTGCAGCGGCTTCAAAGAAAGCGTCTACAAGTGCTTGAGCGTTGTACGCATTACCTGAGCCGAGGCTGATGACTGAACCGCCGGGTTCGGGACCAGGTGATGCAGTAATAGGATGTGCTTCACGAGCAGCCTTAGCGATCATTCGGAAGATCTTCTTGTCATAAGCTTCAGCCAGAGCATGACCGATCTTTGCAGAGATTTCAGACCTAAGGGAGTAATGCGCAAGTGTCTCATCGAGATCGTACAAAAATGCACTGGAGACCAGCAGGTCATCCATCACGATGGTCTTCTCTGCCACCGGAGGATCACCAGATCCAAGGATCGGTGTGCCAGGTGTGTGATATCCAGCTTCCATTCGTCCTGTGTAGATGAACTGAAGACTCTTGCCATTACGAAGAGTACGTGACTGAACTGTACCTTTAGCGATACAGGCAGACTCGTAAGCTTTGATCATCTCACCAGAAAATAGCTTCAGGTAAGTTGCATACTTGGCATCATAGTTAGCGCCACCCTGGGTAAGCCCAATGGTTGACGGGTTCGAGTTAATCGAACCAATTGGAGTAATAGTAGTATTAGCCATTATTAAAAAATAAATCTAAGTTGTTATTGTTCTTCTTGCTAGCAAAATTTTTTGTTGAAAATGTTATGGTCTTTTCTTACCGTCGACGGTAGAGGTATCGGCGTACCGGCTCTACCAATATTGACGGGAGGACTTGCACCTCCCTGTGAGCTTTTACTCAGCCAATCTCTTTATAAACTACACCTCGATAACGCAGAGCATCGCTTTGGTAGCGTTGTGCTTTCTTCTTCTGGTTAGCGATAAAACGAATGAGATTCATAGACATAATTAGTACCTAGTAATCCATGCCCCGTTCCATGCATGGTAATTATGCGTCTAATGTGGACTCAAGTACTAACTTATTGAATTGATATTCTAGATGTGCTATAGCTTCTTGTTCAGATGGGTGACCACCTGCCCAACGTTCTTTATACAGACGCAAAGCATCACGTATAATAATAGCAGCATCAGTTGTACATTGAATGTCCCACATAGATGAACGTACTAGATAGTTATAATAGATGTATTTACACTACACTCTCCACTCCATCCGGTGAAAGTTTTTCACATTGAGCACGTTGCTCAGCTGTTGTAGCTTCAGGTGCATTAACTGGAATAAAAAGTCGATCACCTGTTGTACTTACTGCATATTCAACTGTGAGTCCTGTATAAGGCATTTAATTACTCCGATGTAATTGTTTTAAAGTAAGGTGAATGTTTATTAGGCTTGAGCTTCAAGATCTGATTTATCTTGCTCATAGCCAAATTCAATAGCCAGAGCTAAGGCTTCTTCAATAGTATCAAATTGTTCGATGTTAGGTTGACCACTGGTCACTGTTGAATTACCGTAAACTTCAACTAGGTGCACAACCTCGGGTCCGTGACATACGTAGTAAACAGTATTGCTCATGGAATTAGTTGTTGTAGGTGATTGTCCAACCTTTAGCTACAAGGTTATTGTAAGCGGTATTTGCGGCACTGGTCCAAGTTGTTTTACCAGCATTCGTACCAGAAGAAAGAGACAAGGTGATATTAGATTGACCATTAGTATCTAAAGATGTCAGAATATTTTCAATAGACTGTGTGGTCAAAGCACAATTTGTAAATGCATTATGGAAAGCCATCGCTGTAAGATTAGCAGTCGTGTCAAATTGATTTGAAGGGAATGTTGTAAGCGAAGTACAATTTCTCCAAGCAGAATCAAATGTAGTTGCGCTTGATAGATTAATAGATGGGAATGACGTAAGACCAGAACAACCATGCCAAGTGGATGAAAAATTAGTCCCACTTGATGTATCGATTATTGGGAATGATGTAAGTCCAGTACAATTTCTCCAAGCACCATTAAAATTAGTTCCACTTGATGAATTAATTGAAGGGAACGATGTAAGTCCAGAGCAATTAAACCAAGTATAAATGAAAAGAGTTCCACTTGATGTATTCAATGCAGGGAAAGTCGTAATTCCAGAACAACCATTCCAAGTAGATCCGAAATCAGTTCCGTTTGAAGTATCAATCAAAGGAAATGACCCAGTAAGTCCAGAACAAAATTGCCAAGTACTTAGAAAATCAATTCCACTTGATGTATCGATTAATGGAAAGGATGTAAGTCCAGAACAATTTTTCCAAGTATCTCTAAAAACAGTTACAGCAGAACTTGCGGAACGCCATTGACTGTAATTGGTCATGTTCTGTGCACCATTAAAGGCAGTTAAAAGGCTATTACTAAATATTGAAGAATCATCAGTACCTACTACAATCGATGTAATTTGATCTTCGTCGCCGCTATTGTTATAGTACGGGCGATAAGTATCAGAGTTAGAGGTTATTTTAACCGTATATGCACCTGAGGACGCATAAGTATGAGCAAGCGTATTGGAAGTGCTTGTTTCAGAATTACCGTCGCCCCAATCAACAGTGTAGTTCACTGTTCCAGTTGACCTCAAGGTAAACGAAACTCCATCACTTGCAATCGCAATATTGTAGCTAATATCAGTCTGATTTTCTAACCAAACACTTTTTGTAAATCGAGTCACAGTGGTGGTAACTTGATAATCGTCAATATTATTAATCCGTTTTACAAACGGAGATTCATATGTGGCTAAAGCTACCACCTTTCTGTGATCAATAGTCATCTATTATCCAATTAAGGGAGTTGTTAGTGCTACTTGATTGGTACTGGTAGTAGCAAGATCCAGTGGGAAGTTATGTGCATTTCGTTCATGCATGACTTCCATGCCAAGGTTGGCACGATTCAGAATATCAGCCCAAGTATTAACTACATGACCGTGATTCTCAATAATAGATTGGTTAAAGTTAAAACCATTCAAGTTAAATGCCATCGTAGAAACTCCCAGACTGGTAAACCAGATGCCAATGACTGGGAAAGCAGCAAGCAAGAAATGAAGACTACGAGAATTATTGAAGCTCGCATATTGAAAGATTAAACGTCCGAAGTAACCATGGGCTGCGACGATGTTATACGTCTCTTCTTCTTGTCCAAACTTATACCCGTTGTTGTGAGATTCCGTCTCAGTGGTTTCCCTAACAAGGGAACTCGTAACAAGGCTGCCGTGCATAGCAGAGAACAATGCTCCACCAAATACACCAGCTACACCCATCATATGAAATGGATGCATCAAGATGTTGTGCTCAGCTTGGAAGACAAGCATGAAGTTAAAGGTACCAGAGATACCAAGTGGCATACCATCAGAGAAGGACCCTTGACCAAAGGGATAGACCAAGAACACTGCTGTTGCTGCAGCTACAGGAGCTGAGTAAGCAACAAAGATCCAGGGACGCATACCTAGTCGATAACTAAGTTCCCATTCTCGTCCCATGTAAGAGAAGATACCGACAAGGAAGTGGAACACAACCAGTTGGTAGGGACCACCGTTGTAGAGCCATTCGTCGAGGGAGCCTGCTTCCCAGATTGGATAGAAGTGCAATCCAATAGCGTTGCTAGAGGGCACGACTGCACCAGAGATAATGTTGTTGCCGTAGAGCAATGATCCTGCGACTGGTTCTCTGATTCCATCGATATCAACTGGGGGAGCTGCAATAAATGCGATAATAAAACAGGTTGTAGCGGCGAGCAGACATGGCACCATCAGGACACCAAACCACCCTACGTATAGACGGTTATTTGTGGACGTCACCCACTCACAGAAGTAATCCCATTGGGACTTCCGTTGTTGTAGAACTGCGGTCATAATTTATGTAAGTGTTGAACCTTCCCACCCACCACACTTAATTACTTTTTCTTAGCTGTTTTAGCTGCACGTTTAAAGTTCTTATCTTTAGGAGCACCCTTAGAACCAGGTGTCCTCATCTTCTCACCACTGCCAGCAGCAATACGCTTACGCTTGGCGTGGATATTTGCATAAAGTCCTTTTTTAGCTGCCATAATTAACATTTCCATTTACGTAGAGCAAGTGCCTTTCTGGTTGGCTTGCCATTTGGTTTTTTCATTGGTCCTTTTACACCACCCATCCGGGCACAGAAGGACCGTTTACGTGGTCCTCCTTGTGGTTGTGGTGGTTTTAGATTTGATCCTGTTGCCTTGTTGTACTTTGCACGACCTTTGGCTGTAAGCCCTCCAGATCGTGACTTATGAGTACCCATCTTGAGGCTTACATTATTAGCCATTAGTATTCTAAATTAGAACGATCAAGTTTTTGGAATACATCATTCCTATAAGCAGGGTCTCTGTCATAACGAGGGTCAGACATAGCTTCTACAACTTCTGCCTGACTGCGGAATACATCAGCTGGTTGGAAGGGCGCACGACCAGTGACCATGTTCCCTTCAAATCCAACTGACTTCTCCATCTCAGCTTTAAGTCCAGATACTGCCAACCTGATAAGACGTGAGTTACCACTCTCGACAAGTTGGTCAAAGGCTTCAACATCAGACGGGTCTAGATTCTCTCCAGACCACGCCATCAATTGGTTATAACCTTCTTCACCACCAGCAGTATTCTTAATTTGATTTACTTCTGATTCAGATAAATCAGGTGAAGCTGCTGTTGGTAGATTGCCTTGCATCTCCATGTAAGCATTCACAAGATCTGTACTAGACATAGAGTTAAACTTTTCTAGTACCTCTGGTGTTAGTTCACCAGACTCTGCATACATAGTAGTTGCTTCAGTAATTAATGATTGAGCAGGTGATACCTCTGCTTCTTCTTCGTTTACTTCTTCGGAGGACGTTTCGTCCCGCACTTCTTCGCCATCGTTTTCACCTAGTTTCTTTTGTAGTTCAATGTAAGCTTGCTCTAATGCCTCAGCATCTTTAAACTTACCTGCCAGCATCTGTTGCTGATCTGCTTCAGCCTGTTCACCAATAGCTAGAGCTTCTTGCTCAGCTTCATTGAATTCAGGCTGATCAGCAGGAGTGGGATCATACGTCAGTGTAGCCATTAACAGTTTCTACTTTTAAGTTTCCAAGTCCAACCGAATTCACAATATTCTTAGGACGATTAGCACCAACCTTCGGTTTAGGTGCATACTTGTTTTCTACCGCATCTTCTACGGTCAGCTCTACCTTCTCGTTAGGTTGTTGTTTAACCTTCCGGGTTCGGGTCCGCTTCTTGGTTTCCTGTGAGTCCATTCATCATCTCCATAGCTTGTGGGTTCTTGGTGGGATCAGCCATCGGTGACGAAGCAAATTGACCAGCTTGTTTAATAAGTTCTTGCTGTGTCATCATTTGTTGTTGTTGCTGCGCTTGCCCTTGAATCTCTGACATACTCTTAACAAGGTTCAATACGTCGATACCTTGTGCAGTTGCGAGTCGCTTAATATATTCATCAGGATTGATGAACTTAGCGATTGATTCAGGACCCATTGTCTGAGCAATGGTTGTGATGAACTGGATCAGTGATTCCCTATCTTGACCACGACCAAGTGCGTTTACACCAGCTACGATCTGTGGACGGACAATACCTTTTGGTAGCTTCGGTAGTTGACCACTACGCTGTAGCACCATCAAGGTACGATCAAGATATGGTTTAAGGAACTCAACAGTCAACAGTGAGAACATCCCACCTAGTTGCTGTTCTAGTTCCAGTTGTGTCAGCCGTACTTCCTCTGCTGTAGTACGTTCTGATTGTCTGATGTTCAATACCATGAATGCATCAGAGATACGCTGACCTAATTGGTTAGCCATTTCATAGGCTGTTCTGAAGTCAGCTGTCTTTCCAACCTGTACAACTTGTACATCATCAGGTCTACCCTGAATGATTGCACCGTTACCAGCTTGAGCCAGAGTCTGCGGTTTAGTTGTACTTGATGGTGATACAAGGAAGACAACCTTAGCGGCTGCTGCAGAGCCTTCTATCAATGCCTGAGAGAGTGCTTCTAGTGACTTCAGATCACCAAGAAACTCTTCTACTCTTCCACGACCATAGGCTTCACCATCAAAAGTATTGAATCGAAGTACTAGCCAGGGTGAAGCATTCTTTGGTGCTGTGCTTTGACTATTAGGAAGACGCTTATCTTCTGCCTCCTGATACCAAGTCCAGCGACCGTTCTTCTTATCTAGCTTGACGTGGGTATACACCTCAACGTCATCATCGAATGTATTTGTACCAGTCCTACCGTTTAGACCACCACCTGCTGATACCTCATTAGGTTTCTTGTTTTCAGCTGGAGGCAGACCAAGCACACGACGACTGATTAGTTCCTTTGTGACAATTTCTATGACATTACCGTTGCCATCACGGTCCACTACATAGCGATTCAGTGGGTAGTTCTTAAGACCATCTTTACCCATAAAGATAAGAGAGTTACCACCTACAATGAGGTGCTTGATGGCTTGATGAACAACCACTCGATCATTAGATGCATTAATAGAATCCATCACCATCCTCTCCATCTTGGAGAATGACAGGTCAAGTTCACTTCTAATTTCTGGATCAAGATCTTCACCTAACTTGTCATCTCTGACTTGTAGTTTGAAGAAGCTTGTTTGTGGAGGTAGCAAAGCTAGCATCAATTTAGACGCTAACGTCACACATGCTTTTGCTCCTACACTTTGCCAAGGTGTTGTAAGAGGACGATGTGTTGTATTTTCATCGTCTCTTGAAATGAGGTATGGCAGCGTCAGTTGTGAGCAAGTGTAAGCAACGTCTAGGAACTGCTGACGTTCACTTTGTAGCTCATTGTATCTTTGCTGGCAGCTCATATGTTTAGCCCTCCTGCATTACCACCCATGTTTAAACTACTCTTCATTGAAGAAGAATTGACACGCTTACGTGAACTAGACACTGCTTTCTGACTACCAATACGTAGGTCAGGTGCTGCGCCTTCTGGCTGCAATTGCTTTGGTGCTAGTACTGGTGGCGGTGGTGGTGCCGGTGGAGCAACCTTAGGAAGTGGCGGTGGATCTGGTAGTTTTGGAGGCTTAGGTGCTTTAAAAAGACACATTGTTATTCTTCCATGCGTTGGATTAACCACTCAACAACATATCTTTGACCAGCTTGATACATGATCTTTTCTATGTTGTCGTGTGGCGTAGGTTGTACGGGTGGAAATGTTTCATTCATTTCTTGAATGATTGCGTTAGCTTGAAGACCTTTTGTCTCAAGAAAATTAAGCGTATTGTGGGAGGTTGACATTACTATGCTCAAAGAAAGCAGGCATACGAGCAGATTTAGTGGCTGCAAACTGTGGAGCTTTGCCCTGATACATCAGGTTGTCGCTGCTATCCAGCCAAAATTTTTTGTCCAAATATCTGACCTCTGAGTTTCTACCTAGTGGCTGCATGACCCAGTTAATAGTTGCCTTCCTGAGTTTATCCAAGGAAGCAGACGGTCTGAGTCCCAGTTCTGTACACACGAGAGAGTTGGCTGCAACATGAATTTGCTCATCTCTGGAGATGTCAGCGGAAACGGTACGCATTCCAGCATCACCATTCCACCGAAAAAAGGGGAGAAGTACGAAGAAAATCGCACGCTCGGCAACCATTGCTTTGAGCACAGTGTGATCTGGATGCGAAGTCCACGCTTCTTTAAGTTTAAGTGCTTCAGCTTCCGCCTTAGGATCAGTACCGTAAGCATCGGCGATGTAACCGAGAGCCAAGTCATGGTTCTTTTCATCGGTGACGTTGCTAAGCAATAGGTCGCGTGCCACAGACGGCACTTCAGTAGCCAGGGCATCAGTTATAAAATCTCCCACAGGTAGTTCCATATGTCTCAAGGCAAGAGCACGGTGTATCGTCTCTTCTGCGCCTTCCCGGCATGTACCTGCAACAGGTTTGACCGGAGTCCATTTGCGCTTCCGCGCCATTAATTTGTCGTAAGGATTCATTGTTATTCTGCACAATCACATTGAGGTTCGTTTACTCCTTCAAATAGGTCAGCAAGATATTCATCAACATCTGCATCATCAAGAGCAGCATAAGCATCAGACTTATCTTGTACATCACCCATTACTTGAAGGCTGTAATAAAGAGAGGTTTGTGGAGACCGTAGCCACTCTTCGATAAAGTCCTCATTCATTGTGGCTAAATCTGACCACCAATTGTAAGAGTAACCGTGAAGAAGTCCACTGCTTCGGTATAGTTTCATAATACCGTCAGCGACAGCTTTATAATTATCCCATCCAACTTCGGATGCAATTTCTACTTCGCCATAATCATATGTTTGGACACCAAAGGTTCCACTATCTCGGTCAACAGTCCGTGCAATGGGTGGTGCAATCTCAGGTGTACATGTAAACCCATCAGTGTCCTGTGAGCGGTAGCTACAAGACGCTGTGGGAGCGATTGCAAAGGCTCTAACCATGTTGTATTGACGCGCTATTTTAGACGCTTCCTTGATGCCCTGAGCGATGCGTGATACTAACTCGTATGCGACAGTTGCTCTTGCATCTCCTTTGTCATAGTGTTCGAGCGCACGTCCAAACTGCTCGTAACTAACGTTGTATCTCCGCAAGAGATTTGCGAGACCCAATACTCCAAGTCCAACCTGTCGATCAGTGGTAGAAGATAGGTACTCTCCTGTCTCTCCCACACCCGTCCTTGAATGTAGCTCACAAAGTTCTTGCATCCCGACAACGTAAGCTTTTGGGATGTCTTCATATGTACAGGCTCCAAGGTTGAGGTGCTGTAGCAGACAGGTTCCTCGGCTGGGCAAGTACACTTCAAGACAAACGTTTCCACGTATTCTTTTTGATCCTTCATACTTAACTTTGTTTAGCCAGATGTCACCAGCCTTGATTCCTCCTAATAGATATTGTTTAGTTAGTGGATCCATATCGTTCCACCACTCATCAGTGATGTTTACACATCGCTTTACCCATGGCAGTTCTTCTCGTGGTGTTCTAATGAACTCTTCAATGTCAGGATGAGACGCATCTAGATGAAGTACGCAAGCACCATTTTTGTACTTGCCACCTCGCCTTAGAGTTTCGTTGAGCGTGCTATAAATTCGTCCAAACGATACAGGACCTGAAGCAACGAGTCCTTTGCCATTATCGCTTCCTCTCGGTCGTAGTTTTGAAAGGTGGATCGCGACTCCAGCGCCCAGACGTAGTGCATGAGAGGAGAAACGCCATGATGCTTCGATTCCATTAGGACCCTCCATTGAGTCTTCAACAACAAATACTGTGCAGGACACTGGCAAGCGTCCTTCGGGATCATCGATCCAAGATTGCACCCGTCCGGTGCGTGAGATTAGATTAGGCATTGACTAGATCTTTCAAATTAGGTGGTTGATAGTTAGGTCCTTTCAAGACCTTGCCGTCAGCTCGACGGATAGGTTTACCATCTAATCCAAGCTTCGACATATTTGATTTGTGAACACGGTCTAGTGCTTCCTCCAGGTCCCACTCCATGTTCTCGGCATACTGGAAGCAGACATAAACAAGGTCTGCTAACTCTTTTAATTCATTATCGTATGGTTCATTATTGACAGCTGATCGGAACTCTTCAAATTCCTCAGCGATCAAACCCAGTTGCATAGTCCGGTTCTCCACGCTGTTCTGGATTCCATACGACGCTCGGAAGGCTATCGCTTGATCGCTTAGGCTCTGAGAAACGCAATGCTGATTCAATGTGTTCGAGTTCATTTTCAAGATAGTGGATAGCCTTTTTGATGTCCTCCGCTTTCGTCGCAGGACTCTTGTAACCGGCTCTGCAAATATATTTAATAGCATTACCAAGGTGGTAGTTAAGCTCTTGATCTCGGATGAAATCCCAGACCTCAATAGAACCACGGGTGTAGTGTGTGGGTGATTTGTTTACCATTGAGATAGTAAGTTTTTAACGTTGTTTCCTAAGACAAAACACTGACGTTGTAGTGCTAGCAGGATGATGATTAGATCCTCTCTACTAGCTTTCTCTACACCATCTTCAATCTGTCTCATCTTGAACTCTTGTTCCATCGTCATCTCCGTCACTGGAAATGGTGGGGCTGAAGAGGATCGGTCCGTTGTCATAATCGTTAGAGGTAAGAATCTTTGCTAGACGTGCGTTTCGCAAAGCATCTTGCTCTGTTAGACCTTTTTGCTTAAACGCTTTGACAACACTATTCCAAGTGTATCCGTAATCGGCAAAAAATTTTTGGCTTGTTTTTATGCCGTATCCAGGTGCTCCTGAATAACCGTCGGTACTGTCTCCTGCCAAAGTCTGGATTAGGAACCATTCCCATCCTTCCTGTTCGGTGATGGTGAATGTCTCAGTTAGGTTATACAAAGTACCCGGTATTTGTTTCATATCCTTATCAGGTGATACCACAATACAGTCATCATTCGATGTTGCATAAATACCCATAGCATCATCTGCTTCTAAGGTAGGCATCCTGATTAGTGGATAGTTTTCAGCAAGCTTGTTTATTACTCGCTTATAGCCACAAGGCTTCTTCCTGTTGCGATGACCCTTATAGTCAGGATCCACAGTCTTACGGAAGTTGATAGAGTCACTAAAGAATAGGATTAGTTCCCCCTCAAAGTATTGGTTCTTGATCTTGTTCAAATCACGAATGACATTGCCATAGGCTTCCTTGAAGGAGCTACCAACAACAATCACATCATCACCGTAATCGATATCGTATTCAGCTGCTGCACAGCACTTGTAGACTATGTAATCAGCATCTATCAGTAGTTTCATGTGGGTGTTTAATGGGTATTGCTCCAGTTATCTCCTTCGACTGCTTCGGCTTCGATTTTGATTCTGAGTTTGTAATATTCTCCAGCCGCGAGAGCTGAATATACCAGGGATGTTGATAGTTCTGATACATGTTCTCTAGAACACTCGAACTGTAATTCGTCATGGACAAAAGCTAATTGTGATGCACATAGCTGTGCTTGTTTAATAGTATCTTGGTTAATAACCATCCACCGCTTAGCGATCGTTGCGGCTCCGCTCTGCAAGCAAAAATTCAATGCTTTGTGAGGTGAATCAACCGCAATTTTTCTTCCATCGAGAGATCGAATAAAGCCTTTTTCCGCAGCTTTCTTAATTGCTTCCAAGAGTTCACCGAGTCCTTCAATAGCTTCCACATACGCAGATCTAATCTCTTTACCTTTGCGTTTAGCGGCTGATGATGATAGTTGTTGGTCATAAGAATGTCCTATTTTTTCATCACCAGCTCCATACAACATTGCGTAGGTGACCGTCTTCACTGCACGCCTGGAGATTCCAATCTTGTCCGCATTGACTTGGTGGATGTCATCCTCAAGTAATAGCTTTGCGTATCTTCCTTCGTCATAACGAGCAAGGTAATGAGCGAGCATACGAAGCTCAATCCCAGACAAGTCAGCGCCGACCATAGTGAGACCTTCGCTCGGAATGAAGAGTCGTCTAAATCTTTCATCACTATTTACTTGGGCTAAATTTGGATTTCTGTGAGCACAACGGTGCGTATTAGTTGCAACTGAACAATGGTGATGTATTCGTCCATTAGTCGTACATAGCTTCAGCCAAGCGTTCATGCCTTCCGAGATCTGACCAAGCATTTTCGTTACCGTCAAACATCTCAGAAACATCATAGAAATCTCTGACCCTATCTCTTTCAGAATCACTTCGTCGATGATAGGTTTCCCAGTAGTTGTCATCTGGCTTGGAGTCCAGCCATAGTATGTTTGCAAGATCCATGCGATGTGGTCCCTTGATGTTGGATTAAATTCTTTTAGTCGAGTAATGGGTGCACCCTTGACATATCCCTGTGTGCGGTTATCTCGTTTCGGAGTGAATTCTCCTCCTCGTACGTAAGGATGCCTATTTCGTAATACTTCATGAGTATCTTGAAGTTCTTGTCTGAGAGTCGATGCAAGTTTCCATGCAGCAGCTTCGTCAAATCGCCAGCCATGTATCTCCTGTTGAGTAAGTATTTCCTGAACTCGGTGCTCTAACGAGATCCATTCAGGTATGGTGTGAAGTGTTTCCAAAGTTTGGTGGTGACGTGTACATCTTGTATGCAGTAATCTTCCATTTCTTGTGACCAATCTTTCCAATCAGTATTGGCGCAGAACGAACCTTTAAATTCACCTAATCGATAACCGTAGGACTCAAGAGAATGTCTGCCGTATAGCTTTAACGGCATATGCTTCCAATTATGCTTCTTATCTACTTTGATCATGTCTGGGTGGTATAACCTAGAAAGCAGAAGAGTATCAATGGAGCAACCAGGAGAGTTAAACCAGCCGTATAGTTTCCTAATAACAGGCAGATCGTAACCAAGGATATTGTGACCAATAATGAGATCAGCGTCTTGGAGTCGTTGTATCCCACGTACGATAGGTTCTTGGTTACCCGCATCGTTATACGTGATAGTTTTTTCTGTAGTGAGGTCATGAATAGCAAGGCAGTGGATGGTAGAAACATCTTTTAGAAATCCATTAGTTTCAATGTCAAAAACTAAACTCATCTGCCAGTCCATACATAGGTCTTATCAACGAACTGTGCTCGTTTGATAGCCTCCGGTGTAGGTGGGTTAGGTTTATTTAATTCGGGTAATTCAGGTACTTGTACACGAAAAGCTAGACCTTCTTCTTCGAAGTGTTTGTTCATTTCTTTGTATTCAGAAATCAGTTGACGGGTTAAATTCCTCTTCGGGTTCTGTTTCATTAAACTTACAAGTTTCTAAATCATACGTTAATGTACAAGCTATGCCGCATTCGCCTGAATAACGATTTTTAAGCACTCTAACTGTCGTAGAACTTCCATCTTTGTCGGATTGTTGATCTCTCTCCAGTCCAATAACGCTATCGCTGAGTTGAGCGATTGCAGCAGATCCGCGCAATTGTCCAAGCGTGACTCTTGCTCCTTCTTCATGATTTTTATCGCCTCCAGAGCGACGTAAGTGTGATACCAGAAATAAAGCTATTCCAGTACGTTCAACTAATGACCTTAATTTAGTCATAGTTGAGTCGATCATTCGTCGCTCGTCACCGTCAAGCCCGGATAACAAGATGGACAAATGGTCGAGAAATATGACTCGACAATCGAGACCCTGAGCAAGATACTCAATGCGACTATAGATAACATCAGGATCATAGGAGCCGAAACCATCAAAAAGATAGAGGTTCCAATCAACCATCGTCTGATCGAACGCTTCCGTGAGTTCTTCATGTGTAGGTTCTCCAAGATGTAGTGATTTACCTACAGCAGATGACATCAGACCTAAAGCGGTCCTCCTATTGGACTCCTCAAGAGCCAGGTAACCAACTCGTTCTCCTCTTTTAAGTAGAGAAGTTGCAAGCTCACGACAGAAGCTGGACTTTCCAATACCAGATCCTGCAGTGATTGTAACAAGCTCTCCATACCTGATCCCGTGTGTAAGTCTTTGTAGACCGTCGAATGGATAGTCATGATCGTTTGGTGGGTTAGGTGTAGTGATCTCTTCTAAGAGATTCTTTCCTTCAATGATTCCATCTGGTCTATATGGTTTCTTAGACCAGAATGCTTCATCAATAGCTGCTCTATCATTAGCTTGAACAGCGTCTGAGATGTCCTTGTATGCCGCTAATCGCGCGATGGAAACCTTACCAGGTGGTAAGACACCAGCTGCTGCTTTAGCCGCCTCAGAGCCCGGCTTATCATTATCAAACCAAAGGATAATACTGTCGTAACCTTGGAGAAATTCATAGTTCTTTTGAACTGCTTTCTTGGCACCGGCTGCTCCAGTTGGTAACGAGACCACATCCCATGTGGGATATAGTTCGGCATAGCTTGCAGCATCAAGCTCGCCTTCAGTGATGATAATTTGTTTACCGTGCCCTTTCCATAAGTGTTGTCCGAAGAATGATCCATCTGTATCTCCTTCGTAGGAAAAGATCTTATTGGTAGTTCTAACTTTGGCACCAATTACCTGACCATCAGAGTTGTGGTAATGGAACCTAAGAGTATTGCCATCCTTGTATATCTTGAACCGTTCGCAAGTCTTTTCGGAGATCTTACGTTTAGGTAGATAGACAGCTTCACCCTTGTAGTGGGTGGTCATAACGTGTTTTTGAATAACAACAGAGTCAGTGCCAGGGGACCATTCCTGACACACAAAACAAAAAGTGTGCTCATCTGTATAGACAGCTAAGCCATCAGATGAGCCACAACTAGGACATGCTTCATGTCGTATAAATTCAGAGGAACCATTCTCCTGGAATGTTTCCGAAGCTGGTCCATGGTATGTCATTTTTCTCGCACCAGCGTGCGTATGTAGTCTTAGATTTTTTACTAATGGTATTAAAGGGTGCTTGGAAGACCATCCTCAGATCGATCTCTGGATGCTGCTGTTTGACGGCTTTAATCTTACGACGATCCGAGGCTTCCCAATACCCTTTGCACTCAAGATAGATGCCATTAGGCAATAGAAAATCAGGAGTGTAGATATGTTCAATTTGATAGGGAATCTGTGTTGATTCATATTCGTAATCAATCCCTAAATCAACCATTAGATCAGCGACTTTCTCTTCAAGTCCTGACCTGAAAGCCATTACCAGACACCAGGAATAATCTGTCCAGTAAGCGCATATGCTCCCAGTGCAGCAATGACACCAATCATTGCCAGTCGTCCGTTCAGCCTTTCGGCTTTTTCATTGTGTGTTTCAGTCACGTCCATAATTTCAATTGGGGGTTCTTTTGCAAAAAGGTTCATACGACCTCTTTCTTCAACTACTACGGTCATTTTGTTTATGTAATGATGATGCTGGTCTGTGTCTCCACATTTTTATTGCAAACATGGAGACAAGAAATACAGCAGCTATATCAAAAAACTGCCGCATCACTATCATCAGACGCAGTTACATTTGGATCACTTGCTTTATAGCCTTGTGTGTTACCGAACAAAGCAGCAACATCATCAGAACTCATGTCTCCTGTGTCGACTCCCGCTTCAGCGTTGAGAGACACAACCTGCACACCCACAAGTTTAAGCGAAGTACCATAAGTAACGCCGTCCTTGAGAATATATGGTTTCTGATAGAACGCGACCTTGACCTTTGATCCAGAATATAGAGGTGTTGCCTCGTCTGTAACTGGAGTTCCTTCAGTGTCAACAATAGGTGGCTTGTTGGTCTCATTCCATGAGAACTTGACCTTGTATTGTCCATTAGCTACCTCCTCCCATGGCTCAGGTTTACATACACTGCGCTTAGGGTTCTTCAATTTGGATTCACACCACTTCAGGGTCTCAATCCGATCGTCTTCAAGTAGATTGATTACTTCTTGACTAACAGTAGTAGCAAGAGAGTATCCAAACTTACTCGGTTTCATCACAGCTTGAAATCCTTCAAGGATGACAGGCTGTTCAGTTTTAATAATGTTGCGTGGCATCAGGTTTATACGTTAGTGGATTAGTCAAAAATAATTAGAGATGCTGCACTTCGTGCATTCTGAGGTTTAATTGCTTGACGGACAAACTTGTTATTCATAGAAGATTTACGAAGCTTCTCAAGCATTTTTGTTGCAAGATCAAACCTTACAATTGGGTTGAGAATTTGACCACGCAAGCATCGAATGATAAGACTACGCATGTACTCAGGACCAGTGATTTTATGGTGGGAATACTTGCGCCCCTTTACAGCAACGGCAGCTTGTTTACTGCAATCAAGAAGTTTAAACAAAGAGCAGATAGGAGTTTTACCCATGAATGGGATTCCTGTGTAAATACTGAATCGCTTGTCAGTGTGATATAGTCCTCTATGTTCAATACCGCCAGTGACAGTATTTCCACTAAGGGTACTCATTGCTGCGATAACGTTGTTCAGTGTTGTACCAAATACGTTGATGTTATACGCAGGGTTGTGATGCATTTCTGCATATGCTAAAGCGTTCATTGGTTAATGGGTGAAATAAGTAAGTCAATGAGCTGTTTACGCTCATCGGTAGATAATTTAGGAAGTAGATTCCTAATGATTGTGAGAGGTTTATGGTCTTGCCAAAAACCTTCCTGATTTAGATAGCCGTACTCCTTCATAGCAGCAGCACAGGCTTGGTCATTGAATGCAGCGTGTGCAGTCAATGCTTCAACACGTACATGTAAACCTTCTAGACATTCGTCTTTCTCAGCATTAGTGAGAGAACTGCTATCAATCTCAAAGTCCTCATTGATTAGTGAGCGGACCTTCTCAACAATCGCATCATTAGGTGTTGGTGTTGAGTTGGATAGATCCACGACTTGCTCCTTCACTGCAACAGGAGCCTTAGCGTAAGCCTTGACATCACGTTGAGTAGGGAGCAGTTGAGACAGTTGCTGTGGGTTTTCCACAGGAGGTACCGTCATGACGGAACCTTTTGAGCCCATGGTGGCAGGCTTAGCCATTTGCACAGCCCGTGCTTCACTTAGTAAATTGGATACTTGATGTGCGCCAATAACAAGCAAAGCACCTGTGTCCTTACGTGTCATGCCTAGCTTGTCAACACAAGCAGTGACAGCAACTCTCTTTAGATGTGAACTGACCTTGCCTGCTAGTACTCCATATTGGAAGCACTCTTTGGCTTGGTCCTTGGTCTTGATATCCTCCACTGACGTATCCATTATCGCGGTTAGTGCGGTGGAGGTCGTGGCGAGTTCATTAGACATCAACAGAAAAAATAAGTGGATTCAATCACGGACTCTGGTTTCAGATCTCCAATGATCGGTGGTTCAGTTTCAGCACCTATCTGTTCAGCCCAATTCTCCAAGTAGGAGTTTTCAGCGAATAAGTGCATGTATACCTCACGCACGATGGATGAAAGAGTACCCATGTCAGTAGCACGACATAGAACCGAATCATGTATGAGGGATATAGGTGCGTCGAAGCGGAGTGCAGATAGGTGTAGTAAGGATGCATCTAACGAATGGATTAGGTTGGGTGCTGTAGCGTTCTTGTGATGACTAAGATCTACTTTGTCGCTATCTTCTGTAGCAATTCTGATCTCAACACGACCAAGTAACTGTAGTTTTACTTCTTCAACACGTTTCTTATTTAACTTTTGATTGACTACAAATCCTGATGGTGTAACCCACTCAAGATGTGTGGCTCCTCTCTTAATCGCTTTACCAACTTCAGTCTCAATCCATTTCATTGCAGCCATAGGACCAGGTACAACCTCATCCATAGATTGTCTTACAGCCTTCACAGTTGCTGTCAGATCATCCTTATTGACCTCTACTCCTTTCTCTTTAAGAGCATCGCGGATATATCCACGATTAGAGTGAGGTTTAGCATTGTATGGGACAGTCATTACGACTCTTTTGACCGCTTTTCTGTCCATGTAAGGTCTTATAGACTCAGGGACGTTTGGTTTAGCGTGCTCGGCGACGACTGCATATGCATCGGCGGGTCTTTCTCCTGGCAGTACATTGACAAGACTTGCAGTTCTTGCGTCTCGGCATAATCCGGCGAGTATTTGTAAACCACTGCAGGTGGCGTCAGTTGCAACTGGCAGAGAAGTGTAATTTCGATCACAGTTAATAACACAATGGTGGTATTCATCACATGCAGCTAGAAATTGCCAAGGCTCATCAGCTGCTTCCCAGATTGACAAGTTACCTATGGGATCTTGAGCGACCGCAGAAATCACCGCATCGTTGTCTTTAACCCATTGCATACGTAAGTGCATAGGTTCTTTGTCAAGACCATAAGTTGTTGCAACTTGGAAAGCTAGCCATTCCTCGGCTTCTGGCGTCATGAATGCTTCCTCACTGAACTTCAGTAATGATTTACCAAAGTCAGTATCTTGAGGAGTTAGGAAGGCAGGGATGGGATAAGCACGTCCTCGATAGTCAAATGACCATGGAATGAAGAACTCTTTCTTATCCTTGAACATTCTTACTGCTTCCATTGTCATGCGTGTTCTACATGACTTCTTAAATGATGCAGCATTGATGTTCATTACTTCTGCTGCATCTCGCCTATATTGCTTGCGTGAGTCATAGTTCTCAGCAATATCGACAGGCTTAGGTGGTAGAGGTATATCTACGATAGGGACAAACTTACCAACTACATGTCCACGTTCCATTAATGTTTCAGCAACATCAACAATCAGTGGATTGAGTCGATATCCAACTTTCTGAATCTTGTTCAGAAATTGGTAGGGTGTCTCTCCCTGTATACATCCGACACCACGGCGAACCATATCGTGTCCTCGCATTACCTCGTTCAACAGGTACCCGCCAGGACGCTTCTCAGACCAATCATTAGG